GCCCTCTCGGGCCTCTCTTTCGTTTCCTGATTGCGCACCTTTATGCCTCTACCCAGAGATAGACGTAGGCGGACTTCTCCGCCAATCGGCCCTTTACACACCTATCGCGTCCGTAACCTATCCTATTATGGATCGGTATGGGTGCATGGTGTTTGGGCCGAAATGTCTGCCTATACGGGAGACTACGTCGACGAAATTTTCATCGACCAAGTCGGTGATTTTTCTCCGGGTATCATTAGGCCGTGCAGTCATGTCCGAGTAAATACATCCTTTATACCCTTCTCGCCTCCGTACGGCACACTAAAACAAGGTGTGGAGTACGCTTCTGAGGCGACTGGGAATACTCGGGATGTTATGAGGTTTACCAACGACGCCACCATCTACGGCACTGAGTGGAAAGATTTCACTCAAGATGCTCGTAGGGTCGTGGATTCTTGGGTCAGGAAAGTGCAGGAGAAGGTGCCTTCCGAGGCATCTCTCCCTAACTTCTTCCTGGAGCTTAGGGAACTCCCTAATCTCATCCAAAACCTCATCCGCTTTGGTAACACCATCGGCCCGCTCTTGCGTATGAGCGGTAGACGTATACTTCCAGACCGTTTCGTTTATCGAAAGGGTCATAAGTTTCGTCTCTCGAGAGCCTTAAAAGACGACTGGTTAACTTTCCAGTTTGCGATTAAGCCCTTGATTGGTGATATCCAAAGTCTTTTATTCGGGTACTCGGAAGTCGAGAAGCGGTTGAATCATCTTAAGAAGACCTACCGCAAAACCGTGCCTGTTAAACTACGCCCTGTCAAGTTCACCCACAAGTTTGACACCTCGTGGGCTCCTCTGACAACGTGGTTTTTCGGCAGTGTACAAGTGAGGTATACGCACAAACAGACATTCACCGTTAAATCCGGTTGTAATGTCTATCATAACGTACCTGTGCTTGATGACGCCCTTCGTAAGTTCCACGCTTTATTGAGCTATTACGGCTTCAATAAGCCCTTTACGGTCGCCTGGGAAGCTATTCGCTTCTCTTGGCTTGTGGATTACTTTACGAATCTTCAGCAGCTCGTAGATCAGCTACCTAAGACTGGCGATTCCTTTGATGGTACAATTACCCTTTCTAGGGCTTGGACCACATTTAAGGACATACGTGAGTCTTGGGGCTACCTACGATTTGAGCTTGGTTTAGGTACCAACTCTTTTTCTGCTGATATCCCTTTCATCTACACCAAAAGGTTGAAGTTTGATAGGGAGGTCGGTTTCTCGACTACTAAGGGAATCGTCTTTGACAGCGATCTCTCGCTGACTCAGATGGCAAACATCTTCGCTTTATTTAAGTGAAGAGATCCGCTTCTTATGCGGAACCTATTACCATACGGGGGTTTTACCCGTACAACACCCAAACACAACTACAGGACATCATGGCCTTTCCTGATCCCATTACGCTGAAGAACGCCGCTGCGGCTAACGTTTCGCTCACGCGTAGGAATCCCGTTACAAACGGGAACCTATATCGTGACGTCGCGTCAACCCCTTCGCGTCAAGTAGAGGTAATGCTACGTTCCCTTCAGGTTGCCAAATCTGGTAACCGTGAAGCTGGAACACAAAATACCGTGACGTTTATCGTCAAGCGGGTTAATACCGCTGGTGTTTTGTCCACATGCCCTCTGTCTCTTCAACTGCGTCGGCCAATTTCGGCCGATATCACGGATTCCGACGTTAGCGATCTTTTCGCTATGCTCGCCGAATTCTTGATTGCAGTCTCGGGTGATTATAAAACCCGATTTACGCGTGGTGAGATCTAGTCCCTTCGGGGACTTGGCCATGGTGGGATAAACTACCACCTAGGAGTTATGAAAAGCCTGCCTGCAAAATATGCAGACATCCTTCAAAATGTCCTTAGTGATAGTTCACCTTACGAATCAGGAAAACCTCTCGCACGAGACATCTCGTATATGAGGTCCCGGACGGAATCAGAAGGTCTCTCTTTCCTTACAAAGACTCTGCCATCATTTGGCAAGTCTATTATGTCTGGAATTGAGACCGGCTCCTTCATTCCTCCTCAAGGCTTTGCCTTGATTAAAGGAAGTCTTCTCCCTAAATTTCTTCAGGGTTGGACAAGGGCTTTGTTTTCTGATCAAGGTGAACTGTTAGCCCGTGTAGATCCTTATGCCCTCCAAGAGGTCATTCAGATCTGTATGCTTTTCTATAAACTCGAGGTCGAGTACTCCGAGGAGACAACTCGCTCAGTTTTAGACACCTTCATTCAAACAGAAGATGAACTTCCCGCCAAAATCGAAGAGATTGCTGGCGATAGCAGCATACTTAACCTGGCTCGCCGCCTTATCGGCGACGTGCTCCGAGGATACGATCCCCGGGACATACGGCCAGGACACGGGCCCGGAAAAGTCGCAACAGGAGAGTGGGGTAACGGTAAATTTACTTTCAGAAGAAAGTATCAGAGACTCCATCAGGAGTTCCCTTACTACCGTTATTTTTCCCCATCTCTCTCTGCTGTGGCTTTTGAGTCCGGATGGTACGCAAGACTTTTGCCCCAGCTCAACGCTGTTGCTAAAGTAACTCTTGTCCCAAAGGACTCTAGAGGACCTAGGCTTATCTCGATGGAACCTTTAGAGGTTCAGTGGATACAGCAGGGTATCATGCGAAGCTTGGTACCTCACATTGAATCCTCTGCAACCGTTCGAGGGGAAATTAACTTCGAGAAACAAGACTATAATCAGTTCGCAGCTCTGTGGGCCTCCCTTAACAGGAGGAACGCGACTGTCGATCTGAAAGAAGCCTCGGACCGAGTATCCCTCGTGCTCTTCAGACACCTCTTTCCTGAGGATATCTGTAAGAGTTTCGAGGCGTGCCGTTCAGTTGCAACCAGACTCCCTTGCGGGAGAGTGCTACCGCTCAAAAAGTTTGCGCCGATGGGTTCAGCATTATGCTTCCCCGTCCTGGCGCTGACCGTCTGGGCCATAGCGAAGGCTGCACTAATCCTCTATCACCGGAATGATACTAAAATCCTGGTTTATGGTGACGACCTAGTCGTCCCTTCTTCAGGTTTAAGTATCGTTGCTGATGCGCTTAAGAGCGTCGGTTTGCAGTTGAACGTAAGCAAAACTTACGTTCGCTCTCACTTCCGTGAGAGTTGCGGAACCGATGCCTTCATGGGGAAGGTTATTACACCTATACGCATGAAGAAGCCATTCAGCCTAGGACGCCGGAGCTCATCTCTTTATTTGTCCCTCATTTCCTTGTCCGAGTCATTCTTTGACAGGGGTTATTGGAAAACGACTGCCCACTTACGGGCGATCGTAGAGGACATCTTTGGGAAGGTTCCTTGGACCAATACCAAGGGATATCCGGGATTCTATACCCCGTCTTCTTCCCAAGTTAGTGTTCGTAACAAGGCGTTCAAGAAACGCTGGAATTCCGACCACCAACTAGAAGAGGTGAGAGTCCTCGTTGCAGAACCACGAGAAATCAAAGATCCTATTAAGGACTCTGATTTCCACGTGCGTCTCCTTAAGGGCTTGTTGGGCCTTTACAGGATAAGCTCCGAGGATCACTCCGTTGAGGTTTCTGGATCTTCCTCACTCCGTTGGCGCTTCCAGCGTCACGGATAAAGAACCAGGGAAAGGTCTCTATGACCAAAGGGGCGGCTAGTCACCGCTGGAGTACTTTACTCCGAGAGACACCCAGCAGGGCCT